TTTTCATCTGAAGAAGCCGCCCTAGAGCGAGCCGACGAAGAGGGTAAAGCAAATAACTTTGCCTATTGGACTGAGGGCATGGGAACTCGATGGTTGACTAACCCTGTCCCTACGGCTGACGGTATGTGGGCTTTAGATGTTTCTGAGTATGACCTCGACGAATCTGAACAGTCGACGGTTGTTGACACTTATTCACCAATAGAAGTCGAAGAAGACTAATAAATTTATGCACAAGACAGCCCAAGAAATTTACAGTTCTCTTGAAGGACACAGGCATCAGTATCTTGATCGAGCGAGAACTTCGGCGTCACTTACGATTCCCTACATTATGCCAGAAGCAGGGTTCGGCCCGCATTCTAAGATACTTACTCCTTTTCAGGGAGTTGGCGCACAAGGGGTCAATCTATTAAGTTCTAAATTACTACTAGCCTTATTGCCGCCTAACTCCCCCTTTTTCAGACTCAATGTTGACGCCTATGGTCTGATGGAAGAAGGCACATCTCCAGAGGTTATTTCTGGGATTGAGCAGTCGCTGCAACAGGTTGAAGAAGCCGTCATGGATGAGATCAGCCGCGAGACTTACAGGACAGCTATCCACTCAGCCTTAAAGCATCTAATAATTACAGGTAATGCTCTACTGTATCTACCAGATGAAGGCGGTATTCGTGTCTTTCATTTAGACAGATATGTCATCGAGCGCGATCCAATGGGCAACGTAATCAAGATTGCTACAAAAGAAAATATAGCCTTTGAAGCTCTTGACGATGACATGAGGGACTCTTTGATTGCTACTGGTGTAAAGAAGGGCGACGACGTCCATCTCTTTACTTCGTGTTGCACGATGGGTGACGAGGTAGTCATTCAACAGGACGTCAACGGAACACCCCTGGTAGGACGAGGCGGTGTTTATCCAAAAGAGAAAAGCCCTTACATCCCGCTGAGATTCAGTAGAGTAGATGGTGAATCTTATGGACGCGGATACGTTGAGGAATATCTAGGAGACCTACAGTCACTTGAAGGGCTGACTAGGGCAATCGTTGAGGGATCTGCTGCAAGCGCCAAGTTACTCTTCATGGTCAATCCAAATGGAACGACCCGCGCTCGAACACTTGCAGAGTCCCCCAACGGCGCGATTGTTCAGGGTAACGCACAAGACGTCTCTGTTGTTCAAACAAATAAGTTTGCAGACTTTAGAGTTGCCCAAGAAACCATAGCGGCGATCCGCGACCGACTTGGTGCTGCCTTCCTGCTAACACAGGCTGTCGTAAGAAACGCAGAAAGAGTCACAGCAGAGGAAATAAGGATGCTTTCTCAGCAACTTGAAGCAGCCCTTGGAGGACTCTACAGTCTTCTCAGCACAGAATTGCAAATGCCTCTGGTCACTCGACTAATGGAGGTAATGAACAGAAAGAAGAAACTTCCGAAACTTCCGAAGGATGTTATCAACCCAGTCATCATTACTGGAGTTGAAGCATTAGGACGCGGGAATGATTTACAAAAACTTGATTTGTTCTTAGCCGGCGCTTCACAGGTCATTGGGCCACAAGCTGTCGCTCAATACGTCAATGTTGGCGAGTATTTTAAACGTAGAGCAACAAGTTTAGGAATTAAGACGATTGGGCTTGTCAAAACGCCAGAAGAACTACAGGCTGAAATGCAACAGCAACAACAAATGGAACTGTTACGTCAAGCGACGCCGACTGGTGTCAAAGCAATAGCTGATCAAATTCAATCAAACCAAGACCAAGAGGTAAGTTAAATAAACATGGCTGATCTAAATCAAGTAACGATCAACGAGCCTACACAGGCTGAAAACGTGTCACTAGAAGAACAAGCTCAAAAGCTTGAAGAAGCTGGTATTCTGAAGTCCGAAACTACTGAAGCGACGACTGAGGATCATATAGAAGAGACCAACAAGGACACTCGTCCAGATTGGCTTCCTGAAAAGTTCGAGAGTGCTGAAGAGCTTGCCAAAGCATATTCAGCCCTTGAGAAGAAACAATCGTCTTCAAAGGAATCTAAAAAGGACGACGTCGTCGAGGAACCTACTGTTTCTCAACAATATGAGGCATTGAACAATTCTATCTTTGCCGCTACAGAGGAGTTTTCAGAAACTGGAGAACTCAGCGATAAGACCTTCAATGCTCTTGAAAAAGCAGGGATTCCTGGAGACTTTGTTCGCGCTTACATGGCAGGACAAGAAGCCATCAACGCAACACAGACTCTTGAGGTTCAAGAGGTTATTGGTGGTAAGTCTAACTATGACGCAATGGCTGACTGGGCAGGTGAAAACTTAGCTGACTCAGACCTAGAGGCATACAACAGCATTGTTGAATCTGGGTCACTTGAGCAAGCAAAAGTAGCAGTCAAGGGACTCTACGCACAATTTATTGCCAACGGAGGTAAACCACCCAAGCTTGAGCAGGGAATGACTTCTGGAAATGACGTAAAACCTTTCGGATCTGCAGCAATGGTTACAGAAGCTATGCGTGATCCTCGATATACAAAAGATCCCGCATTTAGAGATCAGGTAGCTAAAAGGCTATCAGTCTCTGATGTGCTTTAGACAGGAAATTTATGAACATCATCAACTACATCATCCAAAACTCCGACAGCTTATTGGCTATCGCTACAACTATTGTTGCGGCAGCTAGTGCTATCGCCGCTATAACACCAACTCCAAAAGATGACACTTGGACTTCAAAAGCTTACAAGCTAGTCGATTGGTTGGCCCTAAACGTAGGTAAAGCCAAGGATAAGTGATCACCCTAATAGTTCAACTTTTAATAGCCTTTCCAAAACTGGGAAGGCTTTTTTTAGATATTAAGCGTGAATACGTTAAGGAATTGGTCAATCGTCGTCAGTCTGAACATAGCGATCTTATTAACGACTGGATGCGTGACACTGAGGGAGAGCAAGATTCCAATGTTCCTCCAAAAACTGAACAGCCACGACTTTAGTATCGAGGAAAAGGCAACTATCGGAGAACTTTTACATTATATAAACGAACTAGAAAATGAGTAAGCGAAAAGGCGTGAGCCTTCGTAAAGAGCATAAGTCCTCAAAAGGAGGTCTCACCAAAAAAGGAAGAGACTATTACAACAGAAAGACTGGCTCTAATCTCAAAGCACCACAGCCTGGAGGCGGTGCTAGAAAGCGTTCGTTCTGCGCTCGTATGAGTGGCGTAAAAGGCCCCATGAAAGACTCTAAAGGAAGACCAACGCGCAAAGCTTTGGCTCTACGCCGATGGAAATGTTAATTATGAAAAAATGCACCTGTGGAAAATCTAACTCCCAACCAACCTGCGACGGTTCGCACAATAAGAAATCGTCGTGAAAGGCTGTGGCTGTGAAAAATGCGCTATGAAACGTAAGAAGCTAAAAATCAAAAAGACTAAGAAGTCCAAATACGGCTACTAATGGCTGAACTATCTAAACGTCAGAAACTTACGCTTGGTAAGCATAAGAAGCATCACTCTAAGAAACACATGGATTTTATGAAAGAGCAGATGAAGAAAGGTAAGTCCTTTACTTCGGCTCATAATCTCGCAATCAAAAAAGTAGGCAAATGAAACTCACAAGAAACCAACTCCGTATAGCATCAGCAGCTAATCCAAAAAACAAGATTACAAAAGCTGACTTTATAGCGCTCAAAAAGAAAAAGAAGAATGGCAAAAATATGTCCTAAAGGAATAGCCTGGGCTAAAAGAACTTTCGACAAATATCCGTCAGCTTATGCAAACATGGCGGCATCAAAATACTGCAAGGATCCAAACTACGCCAAAGGGTCAAAACGCAAGGGTCTCAAAGTCAAAAAGAAATAGACATGGGTGAACTTGCAAAATGGCGAAGGCAGAACTGGGTCAGAATCGGAACCGACGGATCGATTAAAGGCCCTTGCGGAACGTCTAAAAACAAAAAGAATCCAGACCGCTGCCTTCCGATGGCTAAAGCTCGAAGCTTATCAAAAAGTCAACGTGCGACGACGGCTCGTAAAAAGAAACGAGAAGGCTCCAAAGGAAAACAATTTGTCTCAAACACCAAGGCTGCCAGAGTGAGCCTTCGTGTCAAAAAGAAATAACTTTCGTCCTATAACTTGGAAGAAACATTACAGCCCATTGCGATGGACAACTGGAGATGTAGAACAATCAAAGGGCAATCTCACTAAATATTAATTAAAACCAAAGGAATTATTATGGCTTCTATAGCTTCAATCCTGGGTGCATCCAACGCAACATCGCGTCAAAGCACACAGAATCCTGCTGGTATCGCTACTGACAGCGCACTCTTTCTGAAGGTATTTTCAGGAGAGATTCTGTCTGCTTTTGCTACTAGCAATATAATGTCCGGTCTTGTGCAAACTCGCACAATTCAATCGGGCAAGTCAGCCACCTTCCCAACTACTGGCAAGGCTACGGCTTCTTATCACACACCAGGCACAGACCTGTTCTCTGAATCAGCGTTGTCTCAGATCGCAACATCTGAGAAGGTCATCAACATCGACAACATGTTGATCTCCTCAACAATGATTGCCAACATCGACGAACTCAAGAATCACTTCGACGTTCGTTCTGTGTTCGCTGCTGAGATTGGTAATGCACTTGCAAAACGCTCTGACATCCAAGCGATCAAGACGTTCATTGCCGCTGGTCTTACTACAACTGCAAACGTAACCGGTGGAAACACTGGCACACAAATTGCCGATGCAGTCACCAACACAGCCGCAGGTATCATTGATGCTCTGTTTGCTGCTGCCGCTGAGTTAGATCAAAAGGACGTTCCAGAATCGGATCGTTTCGCTGTTCTTACTCCAAGCCAATACTACGAGCTTGTCACATCTGACAACCGCGCAGTTCTTAGCGATGTATCCTCAACTGGTAAAGATACTGGTAGTGGTGTCATCAATAGCGTTGCTGGTTTCCGTCTGTTCAAGAGTCCACACCTTGCTGGTGTTCAAGTAGCTGTTGGTTCACAAGATGCAAATGATGCACTTGTATCCAACGAGCCATTTGCTAACACTGCACTCAATGGCTCCGATGCAGGTTACAATGCTGCCTTGGATGGTATCACAACTGGTTCTGGCTCTACTCTAGAGCATGGATTCATCTGTGGACACCCACAAGCTACTGGTTGCGTCAAGCTTCTTGATCTTGCAACTGAGAGCGAGTATCTCATCGAAAAGCAATCGACACTGTTCGTTGCTAAAATGGCTGCTGGTTTCGGAGTTCTCCGTCCAGAGTGTGCCGTCGTTGTTAATCCAACAACAGCTATCTAACGTAGCTTCAACCGAAGTCCCCCTTGGTTTCTCATTCCTTGGGGGACTTCACCCTTTTTATTTTTATGGCAACTCTTACATCTAAACTAGAATCAGTTAATTCAATGCTGGGCCACATCGGTGAGTCAACAGCATTTCGACGACGTCTGCTTTACCGGTCTCTGCTGCAACAGCAATAAGTGTTCTGGATGAAACCAGTAGGGAAGTTCAGAGCGAGGGTTGGCATTTCAACACAACACATAAATACACACTGACACCTGGCTCTGACGGCACTATCACATTGCCAGATAATACTCTTCACGTTGATGCGTTAGATAAACTCGTCGACGTCGTCCAAAGAGGACTTTCACTCTACGACAGGAAGAACAACACAAACATTTTTACAAAAAGCATCGACGTCACAATCATGTTTCTCTTGGACTTCACAGAGCTTCATGAACACGCTCGTCGATATATCACTTTACGAGCTTCAAGAATCTTTCAAGGCCGTATGGTTGGATCAAGGGAACTTGAAGCACTCATAGCAAGAGATGAGTATCTTGCAAAATCTAGATTAGAGGAGATCGATGGACACAGTTCTGATCGAAACATCTTTGACAACTTCGATGCAGCATCACGTATAGGCATCAACCGAAACTACGACATACAATAATGGCGTTAATAAACACTTCTGTGCCTAACCTTATTCAAGGTGTATCACAACAACCTGACCCTAGCAGGTATCCAGGACAATGTGAGGAGCAAGAGAATGCTCTGAGTAGTGTTGCTAAAGGTCTTCTCAAAAGACCAAACACTAAGCACATTGGAAAGCTTATTACAAGTGCTATTGACTCTGACAGCTTCGTTCACTTCATCAACAGAAACGAAGGAGAAAGATACGCTGTTATTACCTATAAAGAACATGACTCTAACAACGAGCACACTCATTGTAAGATTAGAGCATTTAATTTAGTAGATGGAACTGAGGCTAGTATTACAGTAGGGGGCGTAGAATATAATGCTTCTTTTTTAAATATTACTAATCCAGATACAGACTCAAACTACACTCAATCAGAAATAGATGCTGACTCTACTAAATCTAATACGTCTTATATTCTTAATGATACCAATACGCCTTATCTCCATTCGAGTGACCCAAGAAATCATTTAAAAGGACTTACTATTGGTGACACCACTTTATTATTAAACACAAGACATTCTGTTGCGCCCAAAACTGAAAAGACAACCCCACTCGTTAAAGAGGGACTTGTAACTATATTGCAAGGAGCATACGACAAAAAGTATATAGCCAACGCAGTAGTTGTTCCGGAAGGAGCCGCACAGCAGCCAAGTAATTTGGTGATGCCCACTTTTCAATTCACTCTCAGCCGCTACGAATATAGTAAAACTCTTAAATATAAAGGAAGTCGTGGAGGAAGAGCCTACACCACCCGTTATCGATGGAGAGTAACAGGTTACAACATTACAAACGCAGGTGCTAATCTAGACGCAGGTGTAAATATTACTTTTAGTAGTAGCCTTGCTATTTATACTCAGCCAGTTATCAGAGCTAACATAGTAAATGGAAGTGTAACCTCTTTAACTATTCGAAATAAAGGAAGCTTTGAAGGAAGTGGTTACAGAAATTTACTTCCTTATGCCGCCAACAAATCGAGCGACTACTATGGAGAAACCGCACCTTCAAATTTCGCTCATGTCGTATCTGGTGGTTTCATAAGCACCCAAACGAATTTTACTGCAACAGCAACCAGCGGCTCTGCAACCAGCGGCACGAATACTAATGCCAATACAGGCACTATTGCAGGTCAATTAGTAAGTTCTATGACAAGTAATGGTTGGGCTAACTCCTTTACCATAAATAGACAAGCAGATGATGCGAGTGTTTATATTACACTCACTACTCAAGCCGACGCTGATTTTACGCTATCTACGACCGACGACCTCGCTAACGGCGGCATGAAAGGTATATACAAAGAAATTGATTCAATAAGTTCTCTACCTATAAAAAATAAGAATGGATTTAGAATTAAGGTAAAAGGCGATGTAAGGTTAGCGGAAGACGATTATTACGTAGAATTTCAGACTAACCAAGGACAAGCCTTTGGTGAGGGTTCTTATGTAGAAACGGTCGGCTTTGATATTGTTAGTGGTTTTGAGCCGTCGACGATGCCTCATTCACTTATCAATAACGCAGTAAATAGCTTCATTCTTGAAGAAACAAACTTTGAAGACAGATTAGCTGGAGATGACATATCTAATCCTTTGCCTTCTTTCGTAGGTTCAGAAATAGAAGCTATGTTCTTTTTCAAGAATCGCTTAGGATTTCTTAGTAAAGAAAATATCATTATGTCTGAAGCAGGTTTTGGAGTCGTAAATGATGCTGGAAAGACAGTGTTTAATTTTGGCAGGACATCTGTAACGACACTTCTTGACTCGGCTCCAATTGACATCTCCGTAGCAAGTAGTCGCGTTACCTCTTTAAAAGCTGCAAAGGGCTTTCAAGAAAATCTTATTCTGTTTGCTGAAAATGGACAGTTTGTCTTAAAGTCTGGAGATATTTTAACTTCAAAGACTGTTAGCGTCACTCCAATTACTAACTTTAGCGTTGAAGATCAAGTTGAACCGTTGCCACTAGGTTCTTATCTATACTTTCCATTTACACGCGGAAATTTCACTGGTCTTCGTGAATTTACTGTAACTAGAAACACAGATAACTATGATTCAGTAGAAGTTACCGAACACGTTCCCGCATATATACCATCAGGCGTAGTTGCCATGACTGGAACAACCAGTGAAGACATGATTGTTCTACTTGCCGATACAACATACAGCGACGGAACAAACTCTCGCAACTGCTTATACGTCTACAACTACTTTTGGAACAATAACCAAAAGATTTTAAGTTCTTGGTCTAAGTTCTCTTTTGACGGTGAGATTGTAGGATTAACTTTTATGGATTCTACGCTCTACATTGTTCTAACAAAAAATGATGAGACTAACCTCGTTGAGATGTCGTTAGAAGCTGGCCTAAAAGATGACGCTGGATTCAACACTTACCTTGATATGCGTGTAGATAAAACAGTTTCTGCTGGATCAAATGAAATAGTTCTGCCCTACACGCCTTCAAACAATTCTGTAGAGGTCTATACAAAAGATGGTTTAAGACTCAATGCTACCAACACTGGAGCAACCGTCG